CGTATCTGAACTAAAAGATAACTACATTAAACCTAACGGTCTAGCTTTAAAGATTGATGAGCATAGACCAAACAGACATCAAGGTTCTAAAGAAGAACGGATTGCTGCCACTCTTGAGCCACGATAAGACAACTTACAGATGTACCACTACCGTGGTGGTAACTGTCAAGTCTTAGAAGAAGAACTTGTGTCACATAACCCAGCACACGATGACTGTAAAGACTGTTTAGCAGCAGCAGTTGAGGTGGCAGTCAAGCCAAGCATGTCTGTAAGAAAGATAAGAAGTCAAGAAAACAATGTAGTATTCCACCCTAAATTCGGTGGTGTAGCTTTTTAGCAGTTGACAAAGAAATTAAGGTGTGGTATTATTATCACATAGCTAGGACTAGGAGTCATTATGGCTGGCACGACTATTGACATTGAAAGCATTATTGACCCACACGCCTTAGCTGTGGACATCTCTAATCGCTGGTCATCTTGGAATAACTCTCGTTCTGAAAAGATCAAAGAGTGGAAAGAGTTGCGTAACTACGTTTATGCTACTGATACCCGTACTACAAGCAACAACAAGTTGCCTTGGTCTAACTCTACAACTACTCCAAAGTTGACACAGATTGCTGACAACTTACATGCTAACTACTTTGCTGCTTTGTTTCCACAGAAGCGTTGGTTTCGTTTTGAGGCTACAGATTCTGAGTCAGATGTTAAGATTAAACGTGACATCATTCAAGCCTACATGCAGAACAAGCTGCGTCAGTCTGACTTCGTAAACACTACAAGTAAACTTATCAATGACTACATCCAGTATGGTAACTGTTTTGCTACAGTAGACTATCAACGTAAGGTGACAGAGTTCGAGGATGGAGATCGGGTTGTCAATTACGTTGGCCCCAAGCTAGTTCGTATCTCTCCTTTTGATATTTGTTTTAACCCTATTGCTGCTGAGTTTGCTGACACACCTAAGATTATTCGTTCTGTCTTAACCTTAGGTGAAGTACAACGTATGGTTGAGAATGCACCTGACAAGGCTTACATGGCTGACATCTTTGATAAGATGCTGGGCAACCGTGGTGCAGCTAAAGGTAACGACATTGATGTGAATAAGTCAGAAGGTTTTACAGCTGATGGTTTCTCTAACCTAACCGATTACTATGAGTCAGACTACGTAGAGGTTCTTACTTTCTACGGTGACATCTACGACACAGGTACTGGTAAGTTTATGAACAACCGTATCATTACCATTGTAGATCGTGCATACGTTCTGTCGAATGAAGAGAACCCTAGCTTCTTGGGTCGTGACCCTATCTTCCACGTAGGCTGGCGTGATCGTCCTGACAACCTCTACAGCATGGGACCACTAGATAACCTTGTAGGTATGCAGTATCGCATTGACCACTTAGAGAACCTCAAGGCAGATGTCTTCGATCAGATTGCTTACCCTGTCTTGAAGATACGTGGTGACGTAGAGGACTTTGACTTTGAGCCTAATGCTCGTATCTACTTGGGTGACGAAGGTGATGTAGGTTATCTTGTACCTGACTCGACTGCTTTGAATGCTGACTTCCAGATTAGAGAACTAGAAGCTAAGATGGAGATGATGGCTGGTGCCCCTCGTGAGGCTATGGGTATCCGTAGTGCTGGTGAGAAGACAGCCTTTGAAGTTAACCAGTTGATGACAGCTGCTGGCCGTATCTTCCAGCACAAGACTGCACACTTTGAACGTGTGTTCCTTGAGCCAATCCTGAATGCTATGCTTGAAGTAGCTCGTCGTAACATGGACTACGAAGACACAGCCAAGGTACTAAACGAGGATACAGGGCTTTACTTCTTTACTCAGATTACTCGTGATGACATCAAGGCCAACGGTAAGATTATTCCAATGGGTGCTCGTCACTTTGCTGAACGTGCTCAACGAGTGCAGAGCCTTACAACGATGTACCAGATCAAGGCATCTGATCCTAGTATCGGGTCTCACCTGTCAGGTAAAGAGTTTGCTCGTTTACTTGCAGATGAGTTAGGTGAGCCAGCCTTGTTTGGTGAGAACATTGCAGTGTCTGAACAGCTTGAGACACAGAAGGTTGTCACAGAGGCTCAGGTCGAGTTTGAAGCAGAGCAAGAGGAAAAGGCTGAACAAGGTATGCAGGAACTAGAACCTGCCCCTGAGCAAGCCCTAGAGGAGCCTATTGAATGAAGGCAGCTTGGTTTAAAGACTGCAAGAGTAAGAAAGAAAAAGAGGCAGTAAGTCAGGTTCTCCACTCAAACAGAGAGAGTTTAGACCGCCTTAAAGAAATCCTAGAGCCTATGCTAAAGGATACTACCCCTGCCGCAGACTATGACTCACCATCGTGGGCATACAAGCAAGCAGATCGCAACGGGTTCAATCGAGCAGTGACCACTGTGTTGGACCTTATTAACTTAGACAAGGATTAACAATGAGTGTATTTTCTGAGGAGCAGGTGACCCCCGCAACGCAGAGTGAACAAGTATCAGCTTTTGAGGAGCCGACCAGCCCTTCAGTCTTAGGTGATCTTGTGGGAGAAGGACGTAAGTTCAACGATGTAGAAGCCCTAGCAAAAGGTAAGTTAGAAGCAGATAAGTTCATTGAACAAATGAAACAAGAAAATGCTGCTTTAAAAGCTGACCTAGAAAAGCAAGCCTACAAACTTGGAGTTACTAATAAGATGGAAGAAATGGCCTCGGAATCCACAACCGAACTTCTTGACCCCAACAACAATATTAGTGGCACTTCGAATACAGCTAACACCCAGCCCACTTCGAGTGAAGCAAACATTGAGAGCCTAGTTGAACAGACCCTGAGGAAGCGAGAGCAGGAAAGTGTTGCTAAAAACAACATTGCAATCGTTGAGTCGGAACTTGCACAGACCTATGGGACAGAAGCAGCGGCTGTAGTACAGCAGAAAGCTAATGAACTTGGGTTACCTATTTCTGAGTTGCAAGGTATGGCTGCTAAATCCCCTGCTGCATTTATGCAGTTAATGGGACAGTCAGCACCTAAGCCTTCTCCGTTAGTGCAGGGGAGCATTCGTACTGAGGGTTCTACAATGCAAGCATCTTCTGACAAAGACTTTGGTTACTACCAGAAACTTCGTCGGGAGAACTCGACACTATACTATAAACCGTCTACCCAACGGCAAATGATGGCAGACGCCGACCGATTGGGTGACCGCTTCTATAAATAAAGGAATAGAACAATGGCTGGTAATACAGTAGCAACACTCGCACTTGCTAAACGTGCAGAAGTTTGGTCCGCCGAACTTAAAGAAATCTTGCGTGACGAACTGCAAGGTATGAAATATGTTAACTGGTTGAACGATTTTCCAGATGGTGATACATTCAAAATCCCATCAATCGGTGATGCAACCATTAACAACTACACTGAAGATGCAGCTGTAACATACGATCCAATCGACGATGCACAGTTCACCTTCTCAATCACTGAGTACTTGCAGTCTGGTAACTACATCACCAACAAAGCAATGCAAGATGTGTACTACGCAAACGAGATCATGTCTCAGTTTGTACCTCTGCAAGAACGTGCCTTGATGGAACGTCTCGAAACAGACATCATGGCATTGGGTGGTCAGCAGACTGTTGACGATGGTAACGCAATCAACGGTGTAGATCACCGTATGTTGGGTTCCGGTTCAGGCGGTAAGATCGGCGTAGCTGACTTCGCTAAAGCTCTCCGTGCTTTGAAAACTGGTAAAGTACCACAGAAGAACCTCGTGGCTATCGTTGATCCGTCTGTTGAATTTGAGATGAACACACTGTCTCAGTTGACAAGCGTATCCAACAACCCACGTTGGGAAGGTGTTGTACGTGATGGTATCGCAACTGGCATGTCCTTTGTTGCTAACATCTACGGTTTCGACGTTTACACTTCAAACTACTTGAAGACAGAAACTGCCGAAACAATCGGTGGTACAACTGTAAACAACGCAATCACTAACATGTTCTTCTCTGCGGATCAGACAGTGCTTCCTTTCGTAGGTGCATGGCGTCAGATGCCAAACGTGGACACAGAGTACAACAAAGACTACCAGCGTACAGAGTTTGTAACTACTGCACGTTACGGTCTGAAACTGTACCGTCCAGAGAACTTGGTCACAGTTTTGACTGCGCCTCTTGCGTAACATAAATACAAGGGGAGGGGAGAAATCTCCTCCTCTTACCTTTTTATACTTGACAACTATTTTACTTGTGTGTATAATAGTCTTAACAAGTCTCCCCGGTAAGGACTAATTGATATGGCTAACGTAGAACATTCATCATTAACAGGTAGTGCATTACACGAACCTAAAGGTGTTGCCAGTGCAAACAGTGGTGAAGCCTACGTTGCTAACGGTTCTGGTAGCGGTACATGGCAACCTATCCATAGACACCTAGCAGCAGCTACATCTTTCTCATCGACCTCTCCTTACGCATACTCTCTTGATACAGACATAGCAGAGAAGTTCCTATCTTTTCCGGTTAGTTCTTCTATTACAACTGGCTTTACAGTTGTGACATCTCCTAACCTACGTTTCCGTTATGATGATCCTACCCCTGTAACAAGTCTGCTTAACGTAACGATGTCTTCTTCGCAATCTGGTGGAGTAGCACACGCTGTCGAGTGGGCTTTGTTTAAGAACGGTACTGAGATTGTCGGCTCTCGTGCTATTCGTACTATCTCCTCAGGTTCATGGGGTTCTATCTCTGTAACTGCTGTAACTCCTCTTGCTCAAAATGATTACATT